CGCCAGCTTGGCGGCGGCGGCCGTGGTGACCTTGCCCTCGGTGAACCGGTTGTCGCCCTGCTTGGCGGTCACCAGCTTGGTGGCGGCCATAGCCTTCTGGCTGGGGGTCAGCTGACGGCGGATCGCGTTCGTCGACCAGACGTACGCGGCTGCGTCCGGGCCCTTGAACTTGGTCTCGGTGTGCGGGATGCCGAGACGCTGGCAGGCACGCCACCGGTTGCGCCCGTCCAGGATCTTGCCCTCGTGCATGATGATCGGCTGGAGGAGGCCGTTGACCTTGATGTCCTCCACCAGCTCGTCGAAGTCGTCCCCCGTGATCAGCGGGAACGCACCGGCGAGCGGGTGCCAGCGGTTGGAGTTGTCGACCGGGGCGGCCAGGGCGGTGACGGGGGCAACGGGCTCTGGGACGGCCGGTGCTGTGGCGAGATCAGTCATGGGCGTGCTCTCCTGGTTCCTGGGTGTGCTCGTACGGGGCGGCACGTAGGTCACGAGGCTGCCTTAGCCTCGTTGGTCTCGTGCTCGTCGAACCAGGCTTCGAGAGCCCAGCGGACGATCACGGACTTGGTGACGCCGCGCTTGGTGGCGGCGTCCTCGGCCTTCTGCTTCATCTGAGGGGTCGTGGCCACCGCGAAGTGATCGGTGTAGACCTTCCCTGTCTTGGCTGGCATGCTGTCAACCATACCCGAAAGATCAGATTTTGTAACATCGCGTACTACGATCAAGGAGAGCAGACCATGGAGATCACTGGACTTGACCTGGCGATGGGAGCAACCGGCCTGTGCCTGCCGGACGGCTCTGTGCTGACCATCAAGCCCAAGGGCAAGGGCGACGCCCGCTACACGGAGGTCCGCGATCACATCCGGCTCGCGGTGCGCACCAGCCGGACCGACCTGGTGGTGCTCGAATCGATCCAGGGGCGGAGCCTGAAGGGTGACGCGGCGATCGTCCTGCCGATGATGCACGGGGCGGTGCGCGCCATGCTGATGGACGATGGGGTGCCGTACGTGCTGCTCAACCAGAGCACCCTGAAGAAGTTCGCGACCGGCAACGGCGGCGCGGACAAGACCGCGATGGCGCTCGCCGCCTTCAAGCGGGCTCACCTGGAGTTCGCCAACGACAACGAGTGCGATGCCTGGTGGCTGCACGCCGCCGGGATGTGGCGGGCGGAACGGCCGGTCGTCATGCTCCCGCTGCCTCAGCGGCAGGCTCTGGACGTCGCGGACTGGTCCCCGGTGGCGGTGGTCAAGGAGAGGCTGAGAGGCCGTTACGCGGCAACCTCGCAGCTTCTGGAGGATCCCTTCGCGGCCTGACCCCGGACATGACGAGAGCCCCACCGCAGGGGGGATGCGGTGGGGCTCTCTGCTGTCCCCTACGTCGTGGGGTCAGCGGTCTGTCGTGGCCTCAGAACGGAGGTTCGTCGGTCACGCCACGGCGAAAGGGTCGTCGTCAACCTGAGTGACGAACGCCGTCGCGGCCTTGGCGTTGTCGGACGCCTTGGTCCACTTCGCCTTGTAGGTGTAGGCGTAGAAGCCGGAGCCCTTCTTGACCGGCTGGGTGCGGACGACCTGGAGGTAAGCACCCTTCTCCAGAGAGGCGGCGGCCTCCTTGAGAGCCGCGCCGATGGCGCTCTGGAGCTCGCCGCTGACGTACGCCCGACGCAGACCGTCGTCGTCCGGGACCGCTACCGGGATGTACTGGTTGGTCTCCCAGCTCTGCCCGGTGGGCTCGCACTGGAGGTCCAGCAGCATCTGCATCGCCGGGCGGGCGCCGCCATTGGCCTTGGCGTGCTCCGGGACCTGGCTGTCCAGGACGAGCTTCTTGCCGTAGAACCACTGGAGCTCGCCGGTGTCCATGTCGGTCTTCTGGACCGGGAACTGCCAGTCGACGACGGTGCCCTCGACGATGGCGCCGACGGTCGGCCACTTGGCCGAAGTGATGGTGGTGCCACCGGCCAGGAAGTCCTGGGCTGCGGTGTCCGCGCTGTTCGAGCCGAACGGGTCGACGCTCATGGTGGTGCCTCTCGCTTGGGTGTGGACGCTTGAACCTGTGAGTGGGTCCGCCGTGCAGCTACGACGTTGACCAGACCCGGACGCGGCCGCCGCCTTCCGACGGCCCAACTGCTATCCCTTGTCCGGTGCCTCCGGTTTCCCGGGGTGGTACATGAACCACCAGTGCTCCACCCGGGTCCGAACCGGTCTTCCCACCGAGTGGGACGCTTGTCGTCCAAGCTGTGGAGCGCCACGTTTTACGGCCGCCGCCCTTCGCAGTCCGGATCTCGCGGGTAGTCGGGTGTGGCCCGGTGGGCCGTGCCGAGGTGCCGGAGGATCCGCTGGTGAAGTCAAGTGGCCGGACCAGGTGGGGAGATCACGCTCCCACGTTCTGTGTGGCACCCGGTCCAGCCCTTGAATCGTATCGCGAATTAGGTAATTCGCCTAGCTCAGACGGCCCTCGCGAGCACATCCTGCATGATCTTCACGACCTCGTTCAGCCGGGTCATACCGATCTCCTGCACCTGCGCCCTCATGTCCGTGAAGACCTTGGACGCCTCCTCCCGTGAGGTGACGGCCGCTCCGATCTCTTCCCAGGTGGGAGCCTTGGGAGGCTCCGGTGCAGGGGCCACGACCGGCGCGGGCTCCGGCTTGGGTGCGGACAGGTCCACCAGCGCCACCAGGGACTTGATCACCTCGGCCGGGAGACCGGCCTCCTTGGCTGCCTTCCAGGCGGCTGATGCCTCCTCGCGGGTGCGGGCTCCCTGGAACTTGGCTTCCCAGTCGGCCACCGTCGGCCGGGTCTCGACCGGCAGAGTTGCCTTCTCCCCAACGACCGACTTGTACCCGGCCAGTTGGGCAGCCGTGGGCTTGCGGAACGCCTCCGGCGCCCGCCGGACGGCCTCTGCCACCACCGGAGCCGCGAGCACCGCAGCCGGGACGCCGGTGACGGTGTCGTGCTCCGCACCGATCGGGAAGCCGTTGCCCGGCGCGGAGGTGAAGTCCTCCCCACCGACGTCCTCCACGCTGATCGGAGCCTGCGGCATCTTGATCTTCCGCCAGTCGCGGACGACCTTGCAGAGCTTGGCACCCCGCCAACCCTCGGCCAGGTCGGCCGGGTAGAGGTCGCAACGGGCCTCGCTGTAGGGCATGTGCATCACGATGGCGACGTCCTCGCGGACCCTCGGCAGGCCCAGGTCGGCCAGTGAGGACCAGGACCAGACCGGGTTGCCCGCCTCGTCGTGGGCGAGAGCGGCCACCCCGTTCTCGTTGACCGCGTGCGCGTAGATCGACAGCTGGATCTCGATCTCCGACCACGCGTAGTCCAGCTGAGCGCCGGACTTCACGTCACCGATCACGTGGTCACCGAACGTCAGCTGGACCACCTCGCCGCTCTCCAGGACGAGCCGCAGCCCCTGCGGCCGGATCACCTCCAGCACGCGGTCGAAGGTCCCGACCACCCCCAGCTCCCGCGTCAGCACGGATCGCTCGATCATCCCGGCGACCGGCCGGAGACCCACACGCGCCATCTCGGCGAGGTAGGCGGCCACGTCCGGCCGGTACTCCTCCGGGACGTCCGCCAGGGCGCGGCGCCCTGAGTCGATCTCCTCCGTGTGCTTGTGGAGGATGGTGCCCTTCTTCGCGCGGTCCTTGGACCCGGCCGCCAGCTTGGCGTCCTCCACGACCCCGTTGAGGAACACGCGCTCCAGCTTGGCGACCTCGTACGGCACGCGGCCCTGCACGGCGGACGCCACCTTGGCGATCAGGTCCGGCCGGAGCGCGAGGCCCATGGCCGTCATCCGGCCCTTCCACTGGTCCAGGGCGATCGAGTCGGCCACGGCCTCCGCGAACGTCGTGGTGCGGGTGAACTTGGTCCTCTTGCCGGTCTGGGGATGGGGGGCGGCGTACCGGCCGTTGACCACCGGCAGCTGGAGGGAGACGGCCTTGGGCTTGGCGGCCACCTTGGCCGCGCGCGCCGGACCGTCGTCGCAGCCGTCCTCCGGGTCGTCGTCGACCTCGCCGCAGCACTCCTCCCCCTCCCAGCCGCCTGCACCGTCGGCACGGATGGAATCCCCGGCATCGAAGTGCGTGCCGCAGGTGTCGCAGTCGCCGTCATACCGGGACGCGAAGTACCGCGCGGTGCGGACCTCGTCCTGGTCGGCGTCCCCGGAGAGGAACGAATCGGCCGCGCTCACCGGCGGCTTGTCGTCGTGGTTGCGGTCACCCAGGACGAGGGTGGTCACCGGGGCGCCGTTGGCTGCGGCGGCCGACGGGTTGAGCCAGCCGTTGGCGGCGTCCAGTGGCAGACCCAGGACGGCCGACGCAACGGCGTCCATGCGGGCTGCGGTCTCCGCCTTGGCCTCCGGGGTGCGCCGGTCCAGGTGCTCGATCAGCTCTTGGGTCTGCTTCGGCGTGGGGCCCTGCTTGAACCCAGGGAGCCAGCTCGCGTCGCCTGCGGTGGCGACGTCGCTGCGAGGGCGCTCCTGGTCCGGCCGGATGCCGTGATCCCGCGCCCGTGCCATCACGTCGTGGATGGCCTCTTCAACGTCGTACGGCAGCTCGCCCGGCGCGCTCATCGCGGCCGTGGCGTCCCGTACTTCGGCGGCCGTCGGCCGGAGGTCGATAGACCCGCCGTCCGGCGGCACTGCCCCCAGCGGCCAGTCGGAGCCGCCTGCACAGGCAGGCTGCCGTCCGTCCGGGCCCGGCTGACCGTTGGTCAGGTGGGAGCGGATCCGGCCGTTAGAGGTGAGCGGGTACGGCCGCTCGCACTCACGGCACAGCGCGTGACCGCCGGTCGCGTCGGTCGGCGGCTCGCCCTGGTCGGCGGACGCAGGGGCGAGCCCGCTGCCGGGGCACGCGGGGTTCTCGGCGGTGGCCCGCTTGCCGTTGGCCGCGTGGCTCCGCAGGACGCCGGTGGCGGTCTTGGACACGTCGGTCCGGGGGCACAGGGTGCAGGCGAACTTCTGGTTCTCATCCATGAACTAGCTCCTCGATCTGTACGGGGGGAAGGGCCCAGCACGGGCGGTTCCCCACGGTCACTGATGCGATCGACCACTCGCTGAAGCGGGTGGCCGTCTGGGTGAAGACCGTGGACCTCTCGGTCGTCACCCTCGTGTGGGTCAGGTCCAGTTGGAGGAAGGCGTCTCCCCTGCCCAGCCTGATCACGTAGTGCTCGAACTCCAGCCGGTGGTCCAGCCGCCCGAAGGCGATGATCCGGCGGTCGCAGGCGGCCAGCTGCTCGATCGTTCCGACCACCTCGCGGCCGCCATCCCCGGTGAACTCTCCGAGCACGGGGATGGGGTACTCACCATGCCTGATCGGCCCGTCCGGCGCATCAAGGATGCGGCCATCCGTGGTGAGCTCCCCGGTCCGTCCGATGATCGCGACGAACACGATCCGTCTGCTCATACCCGCACCCTCTTCATCCTCTCGTCGAACTTCCGGCTTGCCATGGAGACGCTGATCAGGTCGGAGACCTCGCCCTTGGTCGGGCTCTCGCCCACCGCGCAGCCGATCGACTTGGCCTTGCCGATGTGGCGAGGCTCGGCGGGCGAGCTGCGCCAGCGCTTGTCCTTGGCGGAGAGAGCGAAGGCTGACGCGCCCGCCTCCGTCTCCGCCCACGCCATCGCCATGCCCAGCGACAGACCCCGGTGCAGCCGCTGCCAGGGCGCGGGCCGGGACGATGAGTAGCACACCGCCCAGGTCTCGTCCTCGTCCGGCCAGAGGAAGATCTCGCCGTCACCCCGGCTGAGGAACATCACCCCGCCGGGCGTGCGCAGCCAGGCGTGAGAGCTCGACGCGAACAGGTCCACGTCCCGGTAACGGAGGGCGAAGAGCAGGTTGTTGGAGGAGATCGTCTGGTCGGCCCGCTCCTCCTGCCGGGCGTACGCCTCTGCCAGCGACTCGCCGGTGGACGGCGGGGTCACCAGGCCGGGGTCCAGGTCGATCAGAGTGGCCAGCGCACCGCCCTCCCCGACCACGTTGAGCACCAGGGCGTCGGTCTTGCCGGGCCACGGGCGCAGCACCCGGCCGACCATCTGGATGTAGAGACCGGCGCTCTTGGTCGGGCGGGCGATCACGGCGCAGTCGGCCCACGGGAAGTCAGCACCCTCGGTGAGCACCATGCAGTTGACCAGGGCCCTGATCTCGCCCCGGCGGTACTGCCCGTAGATCTTCAGCCGGTCCTCGCGGGAGGTCTCGCCGGTGACCGGCTCGGAGGGGATCCCGGCGCGGTCCAGGGCGTCCACCGTGGCCCAGGTCGACTGGACGTCGGGGCAGAACACGATCGGCCTGCGACCGGCCGCGTGACGGCGGATCGTCTCGGCGATGGCCTCCGGGGCGCCCGCCTCCACCATCGCGCTGCCAAGGGACTTGGCCTGGTAGTCGCCACCAGAGGTCTTGACCTTGCTGAGGTCCAGCTCCAGGTCGACGGTCCGGCCGCGCACGTCCACCAGGTAGCCACGGCTGATCATCCACAGCGTGGTCTTGGTGTACGTGATCTCCTCCCACACGTTGCCCAGGCCCACCCCGTCACCCCGGACCATGGTGGCGGTGAAGCCCACGGCGCGCGTCCCCTCCCACTGGCCGTAGGCGTTCTCCTCGCCCCGGTCGTAGCAGCCCAGCGCCTGAAGGATCTTCAGGTAGCTGGTGGCGGCGGCGTGGTGGCACTCGTCAACGATCACCATGCCGATCGGCCGGGATCCGCCGATCATCTCCTGGCTGTTGACCAGCCAGTCCAGCCGGTTCTGCCGGGCCAGGGTCTGCACAGAGCAGACCATCACGTCGGCGTGGACCTCGTTGTCGGCCGCCTTGACCTTGCCGATCTCCAGGTGCGGGGCGACCGCGCGCATCTTGGCGATGGCCTGGTCCGCGAGCTCGTCCCGGTGCACGAGCACGACCACCCGGGTCTGCTCGCGCTCCAGCCACTCGGCCGCCAGGTGGGAGAAGACCACGGTCTTCCCGGCGCCGGTCGGCAGCACGACGGCCGGGCGCTGGGTGTTGTACCAGGCAGCCCGGACCAGGTCCATGCACTCCAGCTGATAGTCCCGCAGGTGCAGGGTCTCGGTCATCTCTTCCCTCCCGGGAGCGGTGTGTAGTTGAAGCTGGGGCGCCGGGTCCTGTGCGGGCTGCGGTACCAGCGGTAGCTCAGGGCGGTCCATCCGAGCAGGCTCGCGGCGACCGCGCGGTGGTGACCGTCGGAGAGGAACAGGGCCCCACCCGACAGCACCGCGATGGTGACCGGGTGGAGCTGACCCTCCGTCTGCATCGACTCCAGCAGAGGGTCCAGGATGGCCCTCTCCCGCTCTACGATCTCTTCCAGGGTGAGGGCCCAGGTGGGGTAGTCCCCGGACCTCACGTCACCCTCCCGCAGCCGCCTCAGGTCGATCTGCGGCCAGTCCCCGCGCGCCATCAGCTATCGGCCCGCTCGTACCGGGGCGCCTGGTCGTACCGCTCGGCACCACCCTGGTCCAGCTCTGCGGTGACCTCCCCGACCGGCACGCTGTAGAGCGCCAGCCAGGTCTCGCCCGTCCGGCCGCCGTCGACCTCTGAGCCGTCGATCTCGAACGCCACGTCAACCGTCGGTTCCGGCAGCTGCACGTCGCTGATCGCCTTGAACTCCCGCAGCACCGGGCCGGGATGACCCGCCGCGCGGCGGCACTCCGGCATGCGGGCTGCCTCGGCCAGTGCGGCCTCCGCCTCGCGCCAGTCGATGATCTCGATCCACTTGCAGGCCATCGCGGCGACCTGCACGAGCTCCGCCCGCAGCTCCGTCCGGTTCCCGGCGACCGCCTGCGTCAGTGCCTCGAAGACCTCTTCGAGGAAGGCGACGGTCATGTTGCGGGGGTCGGGGGTGGCCCCGGCCCGCCACTCGTCCCGGAGGGTGTCGCAGCGGTTCTTGAGGATCAGCTCCCAGGTGGCGTAGCTCCGGCCGATCAGCATGGTGCCGTCGTCCGTGCCGTCGTTGTCCTGGAGCCGCTGGACGCCCCACTTCTCATCCTGGTGGGTACGCTCGGCGGCGACCTCGGCCAGGACGCGGGCGGTGCGGCGGGCGGCGATGAACTCCGGGCCGGTGGTCACCGGGAACACCTGCTTTCCGTAAGGGTGTTGATCATGTTGATCATGCTCCTGGCTCCTCTCTCCTGGGCTTTCATCCCCTATCGTAGCGCGATGAGGCAGCGTCGTATACCGGAACGCGCTATAGTGATCGTACACACAAGTGAAGGAGCGGGCCATGACGAAGGAAGAGTTCATCACAGTCCCGGAGGCAGCGAAGCGGGCCGGGCGAGACCAGCAGACGATCTACCGCTGGTTCCGCGAGGGCGTGCTCACGAGGTACAAGGTGGGACCGGGGCGAGGGCGGACGCGGGTCAGCGTCGCTGAGCTGGACCGGCTGATCACCCCCACGGCGGTACGATCCGCGAACCACTGACGCACCGACAGAGCAGGAGACAGGAGAGAGATCATGGCGGTCAACGCCATCGAGACGGCCTACGCCGGATGCCGTTTTCGATCAAGGCTCGAAGCACGCTGGGCCGTCGCACTTGACGTGCTTGACTTCCCGTGGGAGTACGAGCCGCAGGGATTCGACCTCCCCAGCGGGAGGTACCTGCCGGACTTCCGGGTGGGTGGCCCGGACGATGAGAACCGGTTCTGGATCGAGATCAAGGGTCCGATGCCCGGTGCCCGGGAGTTCCAGGTGGCCACGGAGATCAACCTCTACGACGCACCCCTGGTGATCTTCAGTGGTGACATCCCCCGCCGTCAGGGCATGGGATCCGCCTGGGTGTTCGGGATGGACGACAACACCTGGGTCATGGTCACCCCGGAGCAAGCCCTGATCCGGGTGATCTGCCGCAGCCAGGACGAGGCCGACCGGCCGACCAGCCTGGGCAAGACCTACAGCGATGCCCTGACCGCAGCGCGGTCCGCCCGTTTCGAGCACGGAGAGCAGGGCTGATCACATGACCACTATCGACGAGCCGCCGGTTGCTGCTCGCGACCTGCTGCCGGGCCACGCCAGGGAACTGGCGGAGTCTGTGATCAATCAGGAGACCATCGACGCCCGGGGGTACGAGACCCTGTACGGCACGGACGAGGACCGTGCCCGGCTGCACGACCTGCGGGTGCCGCGCTGGAGCTGGCGCGAGGACTTCGCATTCCCCGGCATCCTCATGCCGATGTACCGCGTCACCGGCGAGGAGATCGGCGTCCAGTGGAAGCCTGCCCTGCCTCAGGAGGCGCCGGGCGGGAAGCTCCAGAAGTACGCCAGCCAGACCGGGGTGCCCAACCGGCTGGACGTTCCGCCGGGCGTGGCGGATGCGGTGCGCGACCCCAGCGACCCGCTCTGGATCACCGAGGGGATCAAGAAGGGTGACTGCCTCGCCTCGCTGGGCAAGGCCGTGATCACCCTGACGGGCGTCTTCAACTGGCGCTCGAAGATGGGCACCCTGGGCGACTGGGAGGACATCCCCCTCCAAGGCCGCACCGTGGTCATCTGCTTCGACTCCGACGCCCGCGAGAACCGCAACGTCATGCAGGCGATGCTGCGGCTCGGCCGGTGGCTGGAGTCCAAGGGCGCGGGCAACATCCGTTACCTGATCGTCCCGGCTGAGGTCGGCGAGACCCACGTCAAGGGTGTCGACGACTTCTTCGCGGCCGGGGGCACGCTGGAGATCCTGGGCCAGGCGGCTGCGGCCGGGCTGCCGGAGGAGACCCGCGATGCCACGTTCACCGACGCGGTGCTCGCCGACACGGTGTGCTCCGAGGAACTGGACGGCCGCTTCAGGTGGGCGTCGGGCCTGGGTTGGATGACCTGGACCGGCCGGGTCTGGACGGAGGCCACGGAGCCCTCCGTGACCGAGACGGTCCGTCAGTGGGCCCTGGAGCGCTTCCACCAGGTACTCGACCAGCAGAGCGCGGAGCCCGGCCGGGACCTGCGCGGTGCGATCGACGGCTGGCGCGGGGTGCTCTCGGTCGGCCGCCTGGGTGCGGTCGTCCGGCTCGCCAAGGGCGTCCTGGAGTGCGGTGCGGACGCGTTCGACCGGGATCCGGACCTGCTCAACTGCCCCAACGGGATAGTCGATCTGCGCACCGGGGCGATCCAGCCGCCGGACCCCGACATGCTGATGACGAAGATCACCAACGCGGAGTTCGTCAAGGACGCGTCGCACCCGGACTGGGACAAGGCCCTGGAGGCTCTGCCGGAGGACGTGCGCGACTGGTTCCAGCTGCGCGTGGGACAGGCCCTGACCGGCCACATGACCCCGGATGACCTGGTGATCATCTGCCAGGGCGGAGGGGCCAACGGCAAGTCGACGGTCTACGACGCGTGCGCGCTGGCGGCCGGGAAGTACCACGTGCAGGTCAGCGACCGGGCGATGCTCGGTGGCGCCAGCGACAACCACCCGACCGAGATCATGGACCTGATGGGCGCGCGGTACGCGGTCCTGGAGGAGACGCCGGAGAGCAGGAGGCTCGACACCAACCGGCTGAAGAAGCTGTCGGGCACCCGGGAGATCACCGGGCGTCGCATCCGGCAGGACCCGGTGACCTTCGAAGCCACTCACTCGCTGTTCATCAACTCCAACTACAAGCCGGTGGTGGACGAGACCGATCACGGAACCTGGAGGCGGCTAGCGCTGCTGCGGTGGCCCTACACGTTCAGGAAGACCCGGGAGGAGTGCCGGGGCGAGGACGACCGACTGGGGGACGCGACGCTGCGTGACCGCATCAAGCTGAACCCGCACGCCATGGAGGCCGCGCTGGCGTGGATGGCGGAGGGCGCCCGGCGCTGGTACGAGTTCGAGAAGATCATGCCCCAGCACCCCGACCGGGTGGTGGGCGACACGATGGCGTGGCGCAAGGAGGCCGACCTGATCCTGGCCTTCATCGCGGAAGAGCTGGAGTTCGACCACGACTCGTATGTGATCTCCACGGAGCTCCGCACGGTGTTCAACGACCGGCTCAAGGAGAGGGGTCACAAGGAGTGGGGCGAGAAGACCTTCAGTGCCCGTTTCGGGGGCCACGACGAGGTCTCCCAGCACGGGGTCCAGTACAAAGTGATCAAGCGCAGGGCGGGCCTCTCCACAAGATCCCGTAACCAGTCCACGGCGTCCACTCTGCGGGCGTGGGTCGGAGTCCGATTCCGGGACAACTCAGGCGAAGAGGGCGGAGGGGACAAAACGGTAAACGACCCGTTCGGAGGCCCTAACGAAGATCAGGTTACGCCAGTTACGCCACAACCTGTTAACGGAGATTTCCCCCCTATACGAGAGGTTAAGGAACGTGGCGTAACTGGCGTAACCGGAGGAGACGAGTCCGCTAAAGAGGGTGCTGAGAAGGGCGCCCGCGATCAAGGAACGAAGATCCCGGAGCAGCGATCAGAAGCAGAGGCGGGAGACCAGGAGACCATGATCGAAGACATGAGTTTCGAGGAGATGATCAACCCGTTCGCGGACCCCGCGCCGGACCCGTTCGCGGCACCCCCCGCGTCCGCCGCAGAGATGGCCCCAGACGTGCCAGAAATCGACCTCTCCGGGCCTATCGGCATCGACCTGGAGACCGCCTCAGCCGATGAGGCGTTCACGTACGAGGGTGCGTTCGTGCGCCTCGCCGGAGTGATCGACCAGCACGACACCACCCGCACCGGCGTCCCGCTGGACGAGCTGGTCGACATGATCGAGGCAGCGCCGGAGGTCTACGGGCACAACATCCTGGGCTTTGACGGCCCGGTGCTCGCGCACCGTCACGGGATGGACTGGGAGGCGTTCGCCGCCAAGGCGGTCGACACCGAGCCGCTGGCCCGGCAGGCGCACCCCCCGCGCAGCCGGGGCAAGTCCTCGGTGGACGAGTACGACCTGGACCACGTAGCGGAGCGCTACGGGCTGCCGGGCAAGACGGACGACATCAAGGGCCTTGCCCGGCGCTACGGCGGGTTCGACCTGATCCCGTCCGACGATCCCGACTACAACGCGTACCTGGACGGTGACCTGCGGGCCAGCAAGGCCGTCCGGGAGATCCTGCCCAGCGACCCGTACACCGCCAGGGAGCACGAGATCCTGGGCCTCATGGGCCGGATGACGATCAACGGCTTCAAGGTCGACGTCCCCCTGCTCCGTGAGCGCCAGCGCCAGGGCGAGGAGAAGAAGGCGGCGGCCCTGGTCGAGCTCAGCAGTGGCTACGGGCTCCCCCTCTCCCGTGAGGTGATGCGGGGGCGGGGCAAGGCCAAGGCGCCCGTCACAGAGCGCTTCAGCTCCCCCCTCGCCACCAAGGAGGGCAACGCCTGGCTGACGGACCTCTGGAAGCAGCACGGGGTGGTGCAGCCGCCGCGCACCGGCAAGGGCGCGCTGTCCACCGCTGCGGAGGAACTGAAGAAGATCGCTGAGCACCCCCGCTGCCCGGCGGACCTCAGGAACGCTCTGGAGCTGATGGGGATCGTCACCACCACCCGGACCGTGTACCAGACCGCGCTCACGTACCTGACGGCCGACGGCCGGGTGCACCCGAAGGTCTCCATGCGCCAGGCGTCCGGCCGGGGCTCCGTCACCCAGCCCGGCATGACGGTCTTCGGCAAGCGCAACGGCAAGCATGTCGAGCGCGACATATTCGTGGCGGACGAGGGCCACGTGATCATCACCTGCGACCTGAGCCAGGTCGACATGCGGGCGGTCGCCGGGCACTGCCAGGACCCGCTCTACATGGCGCTGTACGAGCCCGGCAAGGACGCGCACCAGGAGATCGCCGACATGATGGGCGTGACCCGGGACGCGGCCAAGCCGCTGGGCCACGGCTACAACTACGGCATGGGCGCCAAGGCCATGATCCGGGACGGGCACGACCCGCAGCTGGTGGCCACGTTCTTCGACGTGATGAGCCGCTTCACCGTCAAGGACACCTGGACCGGCGAGGTCCGCGACATCGCGGGCCGGGGCGAGGTGCTGGACAACGGGTTCGGTCGCCTCATGCGCTGCGACCCCACCTGGGCCTACACCGTGGCGCCCGCGCTCATGGGTCAGGGTGGAGCGCGCGACATCACCTGTGAGGTGCTGCTCCGCCTGATGCGCAAGCACCCGGAGTACCGGCCGTTCCTCCGCACCTGGGTGCATGACGAGTACGTGTTCTCGGTCCCGGAGGACCAGGCAGAAGAGATCGGCGCGGAGATCAAGGAGGCGTTCACCTGGGAGTGGCGGGGTGTCCCGATCCTGTGCGACCTCTCCAAGCCGGGCGCGTCGTGGGGAGCCGTCAGTGCCAAGTGATCGGTTCGCGTGCCCGACCGACAACGACGGGTTCCCTGAGTGCATGGGGGACGGGGGCACCTGCGGAGCGGGAGGGGTGTGCGACCGGCTGGCCGTGACGCCCGACCCCGCTCCGGAGGAGCCCGCGATCTATACCACGGGGCGGTAGGCTATCCGGTAACTGCCCGTATTTTATAGGGTAGTTACCGGTGCGTAGAGTAGGGAACGCACGAGGATGCCGTCTAAGGGCCTATCTCAACTGGGCCTGTACGAGGGCACCCTGGACGGATTCTAGGGATAGTTCCAGGTCAAAACTTGATCGCTACGGACCGGTAACCTCCGGCCACTCAAGAGCCGTATGGATATACGGAGATGGATAAGGGAGAGATCATGCAAATCGTGCAGGTGAAGATCCTCGGAGGCCCCCGGAGGACGTACGCCTACGGCTGGAATGGCGCGGAGCCGCTGAAGATCTACGACTGGGTGTACCTGCCGGGCAACCCCGTCACCCCCGACGGGGGCGAGGGGATGGTGGCCGCACTCGGCACGGACGGCTACACCGGCCCGCTCAAGGTGATCATCAGCCTGGGCGTCAGCCCGCTGGACTGGGTCCGGGATGCCGGGCTGGTCAACTCCAAGGAGGAGGCGTCCGCACTCTGGAGGCGGGCGAAGGCGGCCGGGGTGTCCTCCGCCGCGCTCAAGGTGATCGAGTCCGAGGGGTGGGCCCGGCTCGGCCGCCTCGAACGCGAACGGCTCGGCCGCCTCGCCCGTGAGCACGGGATCGGATCATGAACCAGCGGGAGATCGACCGGCTGGCCAAGTGGCGGGCCGGTCTGATCCTTCAGGCCGTCCTCTCGGACGGGTGGCGCCCGGACCGGCTGGTTGAGGAGTACGGCGAGGAGACCACCGACAAGATCACGGAAGCCATACACCGGATATCGGTGAAGCTGTGCGGTGAGGCCACCTCCGCACCCCGCAAGCCGTAGGACCTCGCCCCACCGGCTCCCGGCCGGTGGGGCTTCCCGCAGGCGACATACTGGTGCCGCGATCACGTGCCGTCAGAACTGGAGATCTGATCATGCCGGTCAAGTACATCGAGACCACCGTCATCCCCCGGGACGACCTCACCCCCTTCCCCGGCAACGCGCAGCGGGGTGACGTGGAGAAGATCGCGGACAGCATCTCCGAGCACGGCCAGTACCGCAGCCTGATCGTCCAGCGCACCCCGGACGGGCGGCACATCGTCCTCGCGGGCAACCAGACCATGATGGCCCTGGAGGCCCTGGGCGATGAGGGCATGCGCTGCGAGGTCTACCAGTGCGACGACACCACCGCAGCGAAGATCAACCTGCTGGACAACAAGTCCAAGGACTGGGGCTCTTACGACAACGTCGCCCTGCTGGAGCTGCTGGAGCCGTTCGCTGACGATCTGTCCGGCACCGGTTTCTCCGACGTGGAGCTGGGCGACCTCCTGGACAGCGTGAACAAGCAGGGTCCGGAGATCATGGAGGCCGGTCCGACCGGCGCCCGGTACTCCGAGTCGGACGAGGAGATCGCCGCACGGCAGGAGCACATCAGCTCGTACGAGCCGCGTGACGACGGCCCCCACACCGGCGCCACCACCGAGCTGATGCTGGTGCTGACGCTGGACCAGCACAAGGAGACGACCGAGCTGGTGCGCCAGCTGCGGGGCGAGGGCAACGCCACCGCCGGGGAGATCGTGCTGGAGGCCCTGCGGGCGCGAGTCCGTGACGCGCTGGCCGGTGCAGACGATGGCGAGTGAGCCCGTCCGCCTGCTCCCCGAACTCTGGCCCGCCTACACCGACTTCCACCGGGAGATGATCGCCACCGGCGACGTCGACCCGGTGTACCCCGTGCTCCGCGAGATGGCCGCCCGCCGCTCCCCGCAGCGCGCCCTCTGGCTCGTCCTCGCGCACGTCGCCTACTACCACCTGGGCAGCACCCTGGCTGCGTTTTCCGCAGTGCGGGACACCTGGGATGCGGGGATGGCACCGGCCGACCTCCCGGTTGCTACGGAGCGCAGGGGGCACCGCGACCGGCGCAAGCTGGTCGACCACCTGAACAGCCTCCAGCGCAACGCTGACGCGATCCTGTTCTGGACCCGCGATCTCCCGGCCGACCCGCACGAGGCGTGGCGCCTCACGGTCGACCGGCTGATGACGATCCACGGCAACGGCCGGTGGGCCGCCTTCAAGACGGCGGAGATGTTCCAGCAGGTGCTCGGTCTGCCGCTGCTCGCCCCGGACATGGCGCACGCGCACTCCTCCGGCCCGCGCCAGGGGCTGCGCCTCCTGTGGTCAGGCCTGCCGACCGGCAACGACCGGGCGGCCGTCGCGCTGCTCGATCGCTTCAGCCTCTTCACCATGGTCAGGCTGCGCGAGGCCGGGCTGGAGGCCACGGTGGAGAACACCGAGACGACCCTGTGCGACTTCCACAGCCTGGTGATCGGCCGGTACTACGTCGGCGCGGACATCGACAAGATGCAGCTCCAGCTGGACGCGGTGCCCGACCACGGGTACGAGATCACCGGCGAGGCATACGCGGCACGGGCCAAGACCCTCCCGCACGCGTACCTCGGTGAGCTGCACGGCCGGACCGGGCCGGACCGGATCCGCAGCACAGCCTTCCGCACCCAGGGACTGGTGGTCACCCGATGAAGGTCGCAGTGGCGGGCGCGGGCATCGCGGGGAGCTGTGTGACGCGGGTGCTGCGGGAGCGGGGGCACGAGGTCACGGTGGTCGACCGCTACCCCCAGTGGGCAGCGTCCCGTTGCGCGTTCGCCGTCAACCGGATGTCGTGGTGGACCGGGGAGCAGCGCGAGGCGGTGCGCACCTCGCTCGCCTGGTACCGCACCCACGGGTACGTGATCACGGACGAGGCCACGGTGCACGACGTCCTGCGCGACCGGGTCACCGTGCAGGGCGATCACTACCTGATCGACCCGCTGGCTCCGCTCGTCACCCCCGACCTGATGGTGAACCTGGACCAGTGGGAGGACACCGACGGCGGCGTGAGCGTGCTCACGGACGACGGCACGGGCCGGACGTTCGACGCCCTGGTGATCGCGTGCGGCCCCGCCTCGGCGGACCTCACCGGCGGCCGGGGCACATCCACGTACGGCGGGATGTACGCGGCACCCGGCAACCTGCTCACCGACCCCGGTCCCCTCGCCCTGCTGCGCCGTACCGACCGGCTGAGCTACACCGTGTGCTTCACCAACGGCGAGACGAGGGTGGGCGCCTCGCGCCGGGTGACCGCCGCGCTGGCGCGAGCCGACGCGGACAAGATCCTGAACATGGTGACCAAGCACGGTCTGGTCCTGCCCGACCTCTGGGAGTACCGCAGCGGCCGCCGGTACGCCACGGCGCAGCCGGGCCTGAGCCAGCTCGACACCCACACGTACTCGCTCACCGGCCTCGCCCGGTCCGGGTACGCCCTCGCCCCGCAGGCCGCACTGCGCCTCGCGGTCCAACTGGAGACGAGACGATGAACACGCTGCTGTACCTGGTCGGCCCGCCGGGCGTGGGCAAGTCGACGCTGATGGCTGAGATCACCGCCGGGCTGCACCGGGTGCCGTACTCCGGTCCGGTGCCGCACGACGGCCTGTACCGGCGGATGACCCCGCCGGAGACCGCCCGCTCGGTCGGTGTCGAGATCGGCAAGCGGCGCGAGTCGTTCAGCGGCACGGACGCGCTGGGCATGGCGGTGCAGCCCAAGGCTGTCGAGTGGATCGCCCGGCGGCCGCACGCACTGGTGCTCGGCGAGGGCGCGCGGCTCGGCACCGTGGGCTTCCTGCACGCGGCCCGCAGCGCCGGGTACCGGGTGATCGTCGTGCACCTGGACTCGGACGAGGCCACGCTGGCCGCCCGCCGTCTCCAGCGCGGCTCCCGGCAGAACGAACAGTGGGTGCGCGGCGCCACCACCCGCGCCCGGCGGCTGGCGGAGCGGATGGAGCTGGACGCTGAAGTGCACTGGCTCGACGGCACAATGGACCCAGCCGGTCTGGCCGCAGAGGTCCGCCGGATGGCGCCGGAACTGGAGGCACTGTGCCTGCCGTAGTAGATCTCCGCCTCCGTTCCCGGGTCTCGCCCGGGGAGTTGGAGGCCAAGCAGGGCAAGATCCTCGGCACCGAGGACTTCAACGTGCTGCTCACCGGCCCGACCCGCGTCAGCCTGCCGGACGGCCGCCCGCTGTGCGTGTACCTCCCCGGCATCCTGACGGCGGACGTCGACAAGGACGGGGTGTACGACATCCTGCACTCCCTGCGCTCGTACGTGAGCCGCAACCGGGGCCTGGCCGCCGGGTCACCCCGGGTCCGGACACGCCACCCGGGGCGCAGCTACGCCCGTACGGTGAGCAGCAGCGTGGTCGGTGCCGTGGACCCGCTCGGCCAGACCCGGTACTGCCGACTGACCTCGTGGACCGGCCATCACCTCCCGCAGTGGCAGGCGCTCCAGCCGCTGCTCCAGGCGATCGCCCGCGAGCAGGAGACGTACGTGCCGGACCGCGCGAGGGCGCAGCAGGCGATCGCCCGCTCGGCCGACCCGGCTTGGGTGGTGCCCGGCACCCCGTTCTCGACGGTGACCGTCAACAACACGTACCCGACCGGGACACACACCGACAAGGGCGACCTGGACGCGGGCTTCAGCACGATCGCGTGCCTGCGCCGGGGCAGCTACACCGGCGGGCACCTGGTGTTCCCGGAGTACCGGCTGGCCGTCGACATGCACCACGGCGACCTCCTGCTGATGGACGCGCACCAGTGGCACGGCAACACCGCGCTCGTCTGTGCCTGCGGTGTCGAGCCCAACGGGTGCTGCGAGGTCTGCGGCGCGGAGCGCATCTCGATCGTCTCCTACTTCCGCACGAAGATCGCTGAGTGCGGCTCCCCGGAGGACGAGCTCCGCCGCGCGGACCGCACCAGCTGATCCGCTGATCCAGAAGGACTCGCGAATATGAGCGCATCGGAAGAGCAGCAGCACAAGACCCGTGAACGGCGCAAGCAGTGCGTCCAGCTGGCCCTCGCCGGGGTGGACTGGCAGACCATCGCCGACCGCCTTGAGTACGCCTCGCCCGGCGCTGCGCACACCGACTGGACCCGCGCCCGCCAGGCCAGCAAGGCTGAGCTGGACGAGACCGTGGAAGAGCTGCGCAGCAAGGAGATCAGCCGCATCGACCGGCTGATGCAGGCCGTCTGGGCCAAGGCGATCCAGGGCGAGGTGAAGGCGGTGGACGCCGCTCACCGGCTGATCATCACCCGCTGCAAGATCCTCGGCCTTGAGGCACCGACCCAGTTGCAGCTCACCCAACGGATCGAGCTGGAGTCCACGCTGGCAGCGGAGGCCGTCATGGCTGCGGTTGAAGCTCTGGGCCTGGCACCGGACGCCCGTATGCTCGCACTTGAAGCAGCGCAGACCCGGCTGCTCGCGATAGCAGGAGCACCCGACGATACGGAGATCATCTGATGACGCTCACCCACGGCGGACCGGTCGGCTGGCAGGAGCCCGAGCTCCCCGAGTCGGACGCCATGATCATGATGTACCTGGCTCGGCCGACCGAAGCAGAGGAAGCCGGGCAGGAGATCGAGCAGGAGTCCCCGAACACCTGAGGAGGGATCATGCTCCAGACCGTCATCGTCATCCTCCTGGTCGTGCTGGTCATCTACCTGATCACCTCGATCCTGTGAGGCTCTTCCGCAAGGGGCGGCACCGGGCTCAGAAGCAGCGCGAGCCCGGTGCCGTTCGTCGTCTGCGGGCAGACCTGGAGTGGTCGGAGAGCGACCGCGCCCGGCTGTCGGAGGAGAACCGGGTGCTGCGTCGTCAGCTCGCCGCACCCGGCTCCGAGGAGGCCACCCAGCCGATCGAGATTCCGATCACGGTGCCCGGCGCACCCAGCCGGATCGTCGCAGTACAGGCCGCCAGAGAGCCCGCCTCAGCCCCAAGGCGCTTACCAGCGTGGGCTTTACGCGATGAGGAGATCGTCTAGATCCGGTCTAGGATCCCTCCCGGAACGGGGGACCACCAAACCCGGGAGGAACCATCCATGGGACTTCATCGTGCTGCGCGAACACCCCGAGGCAAGGCAGCGAGGCGTGCTCTGGCCACGACGACCGTCGTGGGGGCTCTCGGTACAGGGGCAGCCCTCGCGGCCCCCACAGAGGCGTCTGCGGCCTCCGTGAGCGTGTGGGACGAGGTAGCTGACTGCGAGTCGGGAGGGCGGTGGCACATAGCCACCGGCAACGGGTACTACGGAGGGCTTCAGTTCACCAGCTCCACCTGGTCCGCGTACGGAGGCGACCGGTACGCATCGGAGGCCAGTGGCGCCACCCGGGCGCAGCAGATAGCGGTCGCTGAGCGGGTGCTCAAGGGCCAGGGCCCCGGAGCCTGGCCGGTCTGCGGCGCGCAGGCCGGGCTCGCCCGTGGGGGATCAGCTCCCGTGCTCGGCACGCTCAGCGCTCCCAAGATCGCCACGCCCAAGGCGGCGGTGTCCGGCTCGGCGCTGATCGCGGTCGCGTACGCGGTGTCCAAGCTCGGTGCGGGCTACAGCTGGGGCGCCAGCGGCCCCTCGGTGTTCGACTGTTCGGGCCTGACGTCGGCCGCCTGGCGCAGCGCGGGTGTCTCGCTCCCCCGCACCGCAGACGCCCAGTGGAAGAACCTGCCGCGCGTCAGCCTCAGCTCGCTGCGCCCCGGCGACCTGATCGCGTTCGGGTACGGCAGCGGCTACGCCAACCACATCGGGATCTACGTCGGAGGCGGGTACCTGATCGACACCGCCTCCAAGTACGGTGGCAACGTCGGCCGGGGCAAGCTCTCCGCCCGCGCTGGCGGCGGGAGTTGGCGCGTGCTCGGAGCCGTCCGGCCGAAGGGCAGCACCTACACCGCGCCCAAGCCTGCTCCTAAGCCTGCTCCTAAGTCAGGTGCAGCGGTCGCCCCGGTTCCGCACGAGATCGGCCCGGTGTACGTGGTGCAGCCCGGCGACTGGCTGTCGAAGATCGCCGACAAGTTCAAGACCAAGGGCGGCTGGCGGTACCTCTACGACCTCAACCGGCCGCTGGTGGGCCCCAATCCCAACCTGATCTACCCCGGGCAGAAGATCCGTCTCAGCTGACGCTTGCCCGGTCCCCTGTGCCCGGTCATACGGCGGCTGGGATAACTATCCGGTAGCTATGGGTAGTTATCCCACAAGTTACTACTACGTAGGGTAGGAAACGCACGAGGCTGCCGTCTCCCCACCGAACTCCGGTGACCCTGTACTCCGGCACCATCGCTCTGAGTTAGGGATAGTTCCAGGTCGGAGCTTGATCGCTACGCACGGGTAACTAAGCTGACGGCCGCGCCGGTATGGGTATACGGGCACGGCCGTTAGTCTTACCCCGGACTGGTGAAAGGAATTGACCTTGAAGAGGGCCCTCGTAACGGGAGCGGCTGGGTTCGTCGGCAGCCATCTACTCCGCCACCTGCTGACCCACACCGACTGGACGATCATCGCCCCGGTCACCTTCCGGCACCGGGGCAACCCGGACCGGATCACCAGCGCGTGGGACGATCACCCGGAGTGGGCGCAGCGGGTGGACGTGATCAACTGGGATCTCACCGCGCCCGCCTCGTGCACCCAGCTCGCCCGCATCGGGCATATCGACTACCTGCTCAACGTCGCGAGCGACAGCCACGTGGACCGCTCGATCAGCGACCCGGTGCCGTTCATCATGAACAACACCGCAGTGATCCTCAACGTGTTGGAGCTCGCCCGCGTCCTCCAGCCGGAGATCTTTCTCCAGATGAGCACCGACGAGGTCTACGGCCCGGCGCCCGACGAGTACAGCTCCCGCGAGTGGGACGTGATCGCCCCGTCCAACCCCTACTCCGCGAGCAAGGCCGCGCAGGAGGCGATCGCCTTCAGCTACTGGCGCAGCTACGGGGTGCCGCTGGTCGTCACCAACACGATGAACATCATCGGTGAGATGCAGGATGGGGAAAAGATGATCCCTAAGATCATCCGCTCCCTGATCCGGGACGAACCCATGACGGTGCACGCGGATGCGAACGGGGTGCCCGGCTCGCGGTTCTACCTGCACGCCCGCAACCTCGCGGACGCCTGGCTCTGGCTGCTCCAAGAGGAGGGCCACAGTTGGGACCTGGCTCAGTACGCTGACGGCTCGACACGCCCCCAACGCTTCAACATCGTTGGGGAGCGCGAGGTGAACAACCTGGATCTTGTAAACATCATCGGTGATATCATGGGGGTCGTACCCCGTGTGAAGTTCGTTGACTTCCATGGGGCTCGTCCAGGGCACGACCGCCGATACGCGCTCGACGGCACCAAGTTGGGCAGTATCGGGTGGCGCCCGCCGGTGGGACTGGAAGAGAGCCTGAGGAAGACCGTTGAATGGTCAGTCGCCCACCCAGAGTGGGTCTTCTGCGGTGAAGACGTGCACCAAGTGCCGGGATGAAAAGCCGCTGTCTGAGTTCTACGCCTGGGCCCGGGGGAAGGACGGCCGGATGGCCCGGTGCAAGCCGTGCCACCGGGGCGCCCTCGCCCGGTTCGAGTGCACCCAGTGCAGCGGGCCGGTCAGCCACAAGGGCGTGAAGCTCTGCCAGGCGTGCCGATCGCTCTCGCTGCGCGGAGCGGGCAGCCGCTGGTACCAGGGCGGCCGGAGCATCAAGGACGGGTACGTCTACCTGTCCGGGCAGCAGGATCACCCGAACGCCGTGAGCGGCAAGATCGCAGAGCATGTGCTGATCATGTCGGAGATCATCGGCCGTCCCCTGCTCCCCCACGAGACGGTCCACCACAAGAACGGCATCCGCGACGACAACAGACCCAGCAACCTGGAGCTGTGGTCCCGGAGCCAGCCCGCCGGGCAGCGCGTGGCGGACAAGCTGGAATGGGCCCGCGAGTTCATCGCGATCTATCACCCAGAATGGCTTGCATGACCACCGGTGCGCGGGCTGTTGCTAAGGGCATGGCCGACCAGATCCGTCTCCACGGCGATCAGGTCGGCCGCTGGCGTCCCCTGCCGCACCAGGTGCCGCCCCCGCCCGGCTTCTACGGCTGGCTGCTGATGGCCGGTCGTGGCGCCGGTAAGACCGACACCTGCGCCAAGTACATGGTCGACCACGTCAAGGGACCGCCGTGCCTGTCCGGCCCGCACCCGCACTGGATGGGGATCATCGCCCCCACCCTCGGTGACGCGGCCACCTCGTGCTTCAGCGGGCCGTCCGGAATCAGCGCGCACGACCCCACCGCCCGGATGGTCAACACCACCGGCGGCACGGTGGTGAAGTGGCCCAACGGCAGCGAGGCCAAGCTGTTCGGCGCCCACACCGAGGAGGACACCCAGCGGCTGCGCTCCGGCGGCAACCGGTGCCTTCAGTGGCTGGAGGAGTTGGCAGCCTGGCGCTACCTGGACGTCACCTGGGCGCAGATGAGGTTCGGTCTGCGCTCCGGCCCGCGCCCGCACTGGATCGGCTCGACCACCCCCAAGCTGCGCCCGCTGATCAAGCGTTTGGACCAGGGCCTGGTCGACAACGTGAAGATCTCCCGGGCCGCGATGTACGACAACCCCCACCTCCCGGCCGACATCCGCCAGGCCCTGGAGGACGAGTACGGCGGCACCGACCTCGGCCGCCAGGAACTGCTCGGCCAGCTGATCGAGGAAGTGGAGGGCGCGCTCTGGAAGCACCGCATGATCGACGCCGCCCGTCTCCGCCGCGAGGACCTGCCCGAGTTGGGCCGCATCGTTGTCGGGGTCGACCCGTCCGGCGGCGCCGGGGAGCAGGGCATCATCGTGGCCGGTCGCTCCAAGCTGATCCTCCCGCCGTCCGTCATGCCGGAGGAGCCCGGCATAGTCATCCCGGCGAGCACCCGGCCGCAGCTCCAGGGCTACGTGCTGGACGACCGCACCGTGCACACGACTCCCAACGGCTGGGGCAAGGCGGCCGTCAAGGCGGCCGTCGACTGGGACGCGCACGAGATCCTGGTGGAGACCAACTACGGCGGAGACATGGCGGTGGAGACCATCCGCTCGGCCGCAGAGAGCATGGACGTCACCATCCCCATCCGGAAGCTCACCGCCACCCGGGGCAAGGCCGTACGCGCGCAGCCGGTCAGCGCGCTGAGTGCGCAGGGGCGTTGGCACCACGTGGGCACCTTCGAGTCGCTGGAGGACCAGATGTGCACCTGGACGGAGGACTCCGGGTACAGCCCCGACCGGCTGGACGCGATGGTCTGGGACGCGCACGGCCTGAAGCTCGCGCACCTCACCGGCGCGGGCAAGGGCACCTTCGGTGCAGGCGCTGCGGGCAGCCAGCCGATCGGCAACCGGGGCGGCGCGCACCGCTTCACCCCGGAGCAGCTGGCCCGGATGGAAGAGCGCAAGGCGCTCCCGCCCGGCCGCCGCTGACGTTGCATTAATTGGATCAGTTAAAGTGGACCCATGCCGACGGAGGGTCCAGACCGATGATCTCGCTAGCAGTCCCCGTGTTCCTGGTGCTGATCGGGATGATCTTCCTCTACAAGCGGGGGACCATACCGATGATCGGCGCGGGCATCTTCCTCGTCATCGGGGTCTACCTTGGGACCACGGCGACCGGGGACTTCCTCCGGACGCTGCTTGGCGAACTGGCCGGTCTGGTCAGCTAGGAGAGATCCAAGTGAAGATATTCGGACGCGAGCTGGCCGTCTGGCTGGCGACCCTCGCCGCCGTGTTCCAGGTGGCGACCTCCTTCGGCTTCAACGTCAGCGGGCACACCCAGGGCATCGTCACCGCCGTCGTGGTGTTCGTGTTCGCGGTCGCCGTCGCGGTGCACTCCGGTGACGGCATCATCGCCCTGGTCACCGGTGTGGTCACCGCCCTGTTCTCGCTCTTCGCCGCGTTCGGCCTCAACTGGACGGCCGACCAGCAGGGCTATCTGATCGGCGCGATCACAGTGGTGCTCGGCTTCTTCGTTCGCACTCAGGTCACCTCCCCGGTGCCCCCGGCCGTCTCGCCCCCTGGCAAGCTGGTCGTCTGATCCCCCTGGCCGGACCGGTTCGCCGGTCCGGCCGCTTCATGCCCTGGAGTCCCCTTGCCTGACTGGCTGCTGATCGTCGTGATGTCCCTCACCGTCTACAGGCTGACCCGCCTCGTGACCAAGGACTCGCTCCCCCCGGTGCTCTGGCTGCGGCGCCACCTGGTCGGTGGCTGGCGCCCGGTGGAGGAGCGCAAGGGCCCGCGCAAGCTGGACGGCGGCAAGCCCGAGTTTATCGACGGCGTGCTGTGCGACCCGGTGTACCGCGACTCGTGGGTGCCGCTCTGGCTGGCCGATCTGTGGTCCTGCCCGTGGTGCGTGTCGGGCTGGATCGCGGGCGTGGTCACCCTCGCCGCAGACCTCACCATCGGGGTGGGCGCCCCGGTGTTCACCGGCTTCACCGTGTGGGCGATCGGCGCGATCATGGCCAGTCAGGACGAGCTCTGATGGCCGACATCCCGCCGTTCGACCCCGGGCACCCGGCAGTTGGCGGCACTCAGGCGTGGCTCTCCACCGACGTCCGCGACTCCCCGAACGGCCAGGTGCTGATCCTGACGATCCGGGTACCGAACGCCACCACGACCGTCGTGCTCGGCAAGGACGACGCGGAGGCGTGGGACCGTCAGATCCACGCGGCGGTGGGTGGGATGAGCGGGCTGATCCTCGCCCCGCCGGGCGCCACCCTCGCGCCCTTCCGGCCGGGTGGGCGGTAGAGTGTGAGCACCCCGTTCCCCGGGACAGCAGAGCCCCAACGTGGCCCACCACGCTGGGGCTTTTGCTTTGCCCCGCGCGGACCCGCCATTGATCGACGGTACCCTGGCCTCGTCTAAGAGCTGGAGGCCAGCATGCCGTGGTATAGCGCGTTCGGGGTCGGACGTCGTCCCGCCCCAACGCCCGTTCCCAGCCAGGCCGCGCTGGAGAAGAAGATCTTCAACGCGTTGACCGCAGCCGCCGCGCCGGTCAAGGGCCCGCAGACGCAGTTTCTCCAGCGCACCCAGGAGTGGCAGGCCGAAGCGTGGATGTATTACGACTCCCTCGGCGAGCTCAACTCCGGCGTGTGGTGGCTGGCCAACATGCTCAGCCGCGTACGGCTGCGTGCAGCGGAGGTCTCCCCGGACCTGGATGAGCCGACGATCGCCAACACCGGGCTCGCCTCAGAGATCGTCAACAGCCTGTCCGGCGGGGTGGGCGGCCAGTCCCAGACAATGCGTAACCTCACTCTCCAGCTGGCCGTTCCGGGCGACTGCTACCTGATCGGCCAGGGTGTCGCGGGCAAGGAGGACTGGACCGTTCGCTCGGTGGACGAGGTCCGGGTCCAGAACGGTAAGTTCCAGACCGTCAGCGGCCGGATACCTTCGATTGCATGGGAGGATCTGCCCCCGGGCTCTCTTCCGGTGCGCATCTGGCGACCGCACGCCCGCTTCTACCACCTGTCAGACAGCTCGGTCCGCTCGGCCCTGCCGATCATGCGCGAACTGGAGCTGGTCAACCGGCACATCACCGCGCAGTACCTCAGCCGCCTGGCGAGTGCCGGGCTGATCGTGCTGCCCGATGAGATCACGTTTCCGGTGCGCGAGGAATTCGAGGACGCGGCCGACCCGTTCATGGCGGAGTTCATCGAGATCGCCGCAGAGGCCATCCGTACGCCGGGCACCGCCAGTGCGACGATCCCCATCCCGATCAGGGTGCCGGGCGACTACGTAGACAAGATCAAGCACATCGACTTCACGCTGAAGATCGACGACAAGATCATCGAAAAGCGTGAGTCCGCGATCAGCCGTCTGGCCAACAAGCTCGACGTCCCCACCGAGATCATGACCGGCATGTCCAAGGTCAACCACTGGACCGCCTGGCAGCTGGACGAGAGCGCCCTGAAGACCCACATAGCACCGCTCGCGGAGGTCATCTGCGACTCCCTCACTCGTGGTTACCTCCGGCCGCGCATGCTCGCCTCCGGCGCCACCGAGGAGGAGGCGGCCAACTTCGTCATCTGGTACGACATGTCTGAGCTCGCCGTCCGCCCCGACAAGAGCGCCAACGCCTTCGAGGCGTACGACCGCCTGGAGCTGTCCGGTGCCGCGCTGCGCCGGGAAGGCGGTTTCGACGAGGACGACGCCCCCACCGACGAGGAACTGAAGGACCAGGCCCTCAAGGTCATCATCCACACTCTGCCGTCGGGCGCGATGTCCGCCCTGGCGCAGCTCATCAACGACCCCACCCTCCAGCCGATCGTGCCGGTCTCCCCGCAGGCGCCCGACGTCGCGCAGAAAACGCAGGAGGGCAACACCCCCGACACCACGCCCGTCTCTGCCCAGAGCCCAGCTCCGTCCGGTGAGGCGCCGGTGGCCAAGGAGAAGCCCTCCGCTCCGGAGAAATCCGGGCAGCCCGGTCCTCCCGTTGAAGGAGAGCCGCCCACCAAGCCCCCGGCCAAGGCGACCGTGGAGCAGATCGCCGAACAGGTGCGGGCCACCCACGCGATCAGGTTCGGTCTCGACTCGCCCGGCAATCTGCTCCATCCGCCGGTGTGCCGCGAGCACTCGTACTCCTGCCCGTTCACGCACGCGGCTCGCGACACCCTCCCGATCAAGCTATCCACCGGCACGTACGAGTGCCACCTGGACACCTTCGGACGGCTGAACATCGGGCAGCCGGTACCCCACCTGGACGTGTCCAGCTGGCTGACCACGCCCGGCTTCACCACCGCCTGGAAGGCTGAACTGAATGGCTCCCGTGCCTGAGGCCCTGCACCAGCGCGGCCGCCACGTGCAGCACGCGCACGGTCGCCGGTCCGATCAACTCGCCTCCGACGGCTCCCACCTGTCCGGCGGGATGATCGCGCTGATGCCGTCGGCCGCCGATGCGAAGCGTCTGGCGATCAAGGGTGGCGAGGCGGTCAAGGATCTGCACCTCACGCTGTTCTACCTCGGACCGGACGCGACGGTGTTCGACGACCACGCCCGCGCGCACCTGATCGACTCGGTGCAGATCGCGGTCGACGGTCTGGACCCGGTGGCCGCAAACATCTTCGGAGTCGCGCACTGGAACGCCGGTGGGGACTCTCCGAGTTGGGTGTGGAACGTCGGTGACGGACCGGACACCCCGATCGGCCTCACCAAGATCCACGCGACCGTGTGCGCCATGATCGAGCCTGCCTCGGTCGACGACCCGCAGCTGCCCGACCAGCACACCCCGTGGGCCGCGCACATCTGCGCGGCCTACACGGAAGACCTCACGCTGCTCAAGGAGTTGGAGAACCGGCTTGGGCCGGTGACCTTCGACCGGGTGGCGATCACCTTCGGCAGCGACGCCACGGAGATCCCGCTCACCGCCGCGCTCACCGCCGGTGGCGGGGTGCTGCGCCGGAATCCCAAGCCCTTCGAGGAGGGCGTGGACTTCCTCGCGATCCAGCAGGTCTGGCAGTCCGGGGTGGACGACGTGCTCGGCTCGCTGGAGCCGATCACCGCGAAGTGGCAGGAGCAGATCTTCGGCCAGATCCGGGAGATCATCGACAGCGGTGACCTGGCCCGGCTGCGCACGGTATCCGTCGACACCGGCGACGCCGCAGGGCTGCTCTTCCAGCAGATGACCGACGTTGCGGAGGAGGCAGCCCACCGCACCCAGGACGAGGCGGAGGCGCAGGGCGTCAAGGTCGGTAAGTGGACGCTCGCCGGGCGCAAGTCCAAGCTGATGCGGCGCACAGCGACCGCTATGGCCGACATCATGGGCAACTCCATGACGATCAGCGCCCGCCGGTACGCGCTGGCGTTCGCCGGGGAGGGTCGGTCCGGCGAGGACGTCGCCGGTGACGTGCTCGATCAGCTCGGTGAGCTGAAGGGCAAGGGCAACCAGGAGGCCGTGGGTGCAGCCCTGACGGCTGCACAGAACGCTGGCCGCCGGGCCGTGATGGAGGCAGCCCCGCCCGCCCGGTACTACTCCAGCGAGATCCTGGACAAGAACACCTGCGGGCCGTGCAGGAAGTTGGACGGCACGGAGTTCGCCACCCTGGAGATCGGCTATGCCGACTACCCCACCGGCGGCTACCGGCGCTGTGACGGCTTCAGCCGATGCCGTGGAATGATCGTGGCGCGTTGGGACCAGGCCACCACGGCCAGTGCTAACACCGAGAGCAGTGAAGGGAAGGCGATCGCCGTGGCCGAAGAGCTTGGCGGAAAGCCCAACGAGGGCACCAGGAAGGACAAGCGGCTGAAGCCCAACAAGGCGGCCGGAGAGACCGAGTCGACGACCACGCCCGTCCTGACCCTGGGTGAGATGGTCGAGAAGCAGCGCGCGGAGAAGCTGGCCGCAGACGACACCATGGCCGCCCCGGTCATCCCGCCGGACGCCACCACCGCGCCCTGGCAGGGACCGCTCGCGATCGAGGGCACCGTCACCGGGGACGGCCGCGAGTTCGCAGCCGGGAAGCTCACCTGGCAGGACCCTCCGCTCCCGCTGCGCTGGAACAAGGAAGACTCCCACGGGGGCGAGCCGCACACCGTAGCGGTCAACGTCGGCCGGATCGACCGGGTCTGGCGCGACGGCAACCTCATCATGGGCGAGGGTGTGCTCAACCTCGCGGAGCCTGACGGCCAGCGCGCCCACGACCTGATCAAGGGCGAGTTCCTGCGCGGTGTCTCGATCGACGCCGACTCGATCAGCGGCGCGGACATCGAGTACGTGATGCCGGAGGGCACCGGCGGCGGCGCGGAGGGCGAGGAGCCCGACCTGTTCGAGATGCTGTTCACGGAGCCTGAGAAGATCGTGTTCCACGGCGGCCGGATCAGGGCTGCGACCCTCTGCGACATCCCCGCGTTCGCTGAGGCGTACATCGCCCTCACCGACACCGAGGGTGCCATCGTCGCGGGCGGTAACCGCACCTCGAAGGTGCTCACCCGGGAGGTCCGGCCGGTCCGCTCGATCGACGGCCTGGTGGCCCACGGCGGGCCGGAGTGGAAGGCGCCGTCCGCCTGGTTCGTCGACCCGCAGCTCAGCGTCCCGACCGGCATCACCGTCACGGACGAGGGCCGGGTCTACGGCCACGCGGCCATGTGGGGCGCGTGCCACATCGGCCAGGACGACGTCTGTGTCCAGCCGCCGCACGAGGAGTCCCACCCGTACTTCATGACCGGCGAGGTCATCGTGGAGGGCGACCGCCGGGCGGCCGTCGGACAGATCACCGTCGGCACCAACCACGCCGGGCTGCACCTGGGAGCCGCCCCGGCCACCGAGCACTATGAGCACACGGGTCACGCGGTGGCGGATGTCTGTGTCGGCAACGACGCGCACGGCATCTGGGTCGCCGGGGCGATCCGGCCGGGCGCTGACCCGCTGCTCGTCCACGAACTCCGGGCCTCCGGCCAGGTGTCGGGCGACTGGCGCCGGATCGGCTCCAGCCTCCGGCTCGTTGGCCTGCTCGCGGTCAACATCCCCGGCTTCCCGGTGCCCAAGCTCAAGGCTCGCGTCGCCTCCGGTCGGCAGGAGGCTCTGGTGGCCGCCGGGCGCCCGACGGTGGCCCACTCCAAGACCGAACAGGAGACGGTGCAGCAGGCGTTCCGCACCGTGATGGACATGCTCTTCAGCCGCGTGCACGAGGGGAGGTAAGACCATGAAGTGTGGATGTGGCGGCCAGCCCGCTCCCCCGACACCCCTGCCGAAGCCTGACCACACCTGATCCACGGGCAGACCCGCCGACCGGCGGGTCTGCCTTTGTGTCAGTTGACCTTGGTTCCGGGGGTGTTCGGGGTCCGTGGCTTTTGATTCGTCGGCTCGGCTAAGTAATTGATCTTTGGTACCTGGGAAAACTGCTGCTACCTTGGCCCCGACCAAGAGCGTTTACTCTCCGCTTCTATTGCCGGAGGCCCCCAGTGGCTGAGCCGTTTGAGCCGTCCGAACTCTTCCCCGCTCCGGATGACCTCACCACGGTCTCCGACATCGAGCTCCAGAACCTGGAGACCGAGGGCATCACAGAGTTCGACCGCGTGCACTCGATCACCGACTACACCCCGGAGCAGGTGGCCTACGCCATGACGCTCCGTGAAGACCTGGACCGCATCAAGGCGGAACTGAGTGCCCGTAAGGTCCGTCACGACGCGACCGCCGCCGCAGCCAAGGCACGCAACGAGCGCCAGATGGCCGAACTCCAGGAGGCCGTGCATGGACCGGCGGAGGGCACTCCGGAGGCCGTGGTCGCTGAGACGCAGATGACCGCGCAGCGCGAGGACGCCATCGCAGCCGCAGCCGCTCGCGGCGCCACCGCCGCGCTCGTCCAGGTGCTCGGAGAGCGCCGGGGCAGCAACGTCGCCGAAGCTGGCGCCCGTGCAGTGGCCAGCCTGAGTGCGACCGCAGTCGTCGCCCCGAAGGCCAAGGCTCCGGCCCAGAAGCTCGCGATCACCGCTTCCGCCAACGGCCGGGACATCACCGGTCTGGAAGACCTCGCCGCGACCTTCATCGACAAGGCCACCAACATCCCCTCCACCTCGCTTGGTCGGGAAGCTCCGCGCCACAAGGTCGCGAGCATCCGCAACGACTTCTCCCACACGGTGGACGACCGCACCAACCCGATGCAGGTGCAGGAGATCTGGCAGACGCTGATCAGCGGCCAGAACTCCAGCAACGCCGCCTCTCTCGTCGCCGGTGGTGGATGGTGCGCCCCGAACGAGATCATGTACGGCTTCTTCAACATCGCCGGTGCGCCCAAGACCGTCGACCTCCCGACCATGGGCGTGACGCGCGGCGGTATCCAGTGGCCGACCAGCCCCGCGATCGGTGACGTGTTCTTCCAGGCGGGTGGCAGCAACCCGGCCTCCGGCTTCGGTGGCTTCGCGTTCCCCCTCACCAACGCGTCCGACCCGTGGCTGTGGACCGAGACCGATGACATCCTCACCGTCACCGGCTCCGTCAACAAGCCCACCCTGCGCGTCCCGTGCTCGGCCTTCACCTCGCAGCGGCTTGAGGCGTACGGCCTCACCCTCACTGCGGGCAACCTGACCGACTCGGCCTACCCGGAGCAGACGCAGAACTTCCTGCAACTGCTGCGCTCGGCCTACGCCCACGCGATCAACGCGCGGCTGCTCAGCCTCATGGTCGCCGCCTCCACCGCCGGTTCGGCCACCATCGGCACCGCGAAGAACGCGGCTGTGCCCGGCATCCCCAACGCGGCGGCCCTCGCGGCCACCGACTACCGGGCCCGGTTCGCGATGGACGAGGATGCGGTCCTCGAAGTGATCTACCCGTACTGGGTGCTGGAGGCCATGCGCTCCGACCTCGGCTACCGTCCGGGGATCGATGACCCGACCTTCCTCCAGCTGGCGGACGCTCAGATCATCGGCCTGTTCACCTCGCGCAACGTCCGGCCGCAGTTCGTCAGCGACTGGCAGGTGCGCGGCGCGAGCCAGTTCGGTCTTCCCGTCGCCTCCGGCCTCGTCGCCTGGCCCGCCACGGTGCAGTTCATGCTCTACGCGGCCGGGACGTTCGTCCACGGCCAGGGCATGAGCCTGGACCTCGGTGTCGTCCGTGACTCGGTCCTCAACGCGGAGAATGACTTCACCGCCGCGTGGGCTGAGGAGACGCACCTCATCGCCAAGGTCGGCCACGAGTCCCGTCTCTACACGACCACCTTCAACGTCGGTGGCGACCTGGCGGTTGGCTCCACCGGTCTCAAGGTCTGATCCGCCCCGCAGCAGCTACTGGAAAGGTGGTGAACCATGGCTGGACCCCGGCTCGTTGTCGACGGCCCCAGCTTCACCCCACTCCCGTACGGTCTGTGGGACGCGATCCAGAAGCCTCCGGCTCCGGGCACCCACTGGCAGAACGGGATCACATGGTCGGAGCGTTGCGGTGGCGGTGACACGCTGTACGAGGAGTGCATCGCGGTCACCGGCACCGGCGGTGCCCCGACTGCTCAGGCCGCGCTGACCAGCAACGTCGTCCAGACCAACCGGGGAGCAACCCCGTTCACCGTGTACGCGGAGTTCGACTGCTCCCCGGTAGGCCTGACCGACGCTGAGACCATCGCTGCCTCGGCCCTCGCCAGGGTCGAACAGTGGCAGGTCGAACGTGCCTTCTGGACCGGCCTCGCCGGTAAGACGGTGGGCGGCACAGCGCAGACCACGGTCTTCCCGCACCTGGCCGCGAACGCCGTGCTGCTGGACTCCGACGGGATCACCCTCCAGACGGCCGCCAGCACGGCGGCCACCGGCGCCACCATGGACGTCGCTGACGGCCTGGGACGGCTGGAGGGTGCCCTGGCCGACTGCTACCACGGCCAGGGCGTCATCCACATGCCCCCCAAGGCTCTCGCCACCTTCAAGGCGTGGGACCTGGTGGAGGAGGACGGCAGCGGCGCCCTGTTCACCACGGCGGGCAACCGGGTCGTGGTCGGGACCGGGTACGCGGGCACCGGGCCGGACGGCTCGGCGGCCACCGCCGGGACCTCCTGGCTCTACGCCACCGGCGCCGTGTTCGGGTACCAGGGCCCGGTGTTCATGCCGACCGTGCCGGAGTCCTTCAACCGCGTGGAGAACACCATGCGGCTGATGGCCCAACGTACGTACGTGATCGGTTTCGAGTGCTGTCACTTCGCCACCCAGGTCAGCCTGGGTGTGCCCCTGTAAGGAGTTGAATCCATGGCCACTACGTCGAACTGCGCGACTCCGATCAAGGGCAACATGTACCGCATGGTGAAGCTGGACGCCTGCGGTAACCCTGTGACCGGTACCTCGTCCATCCAGATCATCAGCAAGGGCTTTGTCCAGGTCCAGATGGACCCCCAGTACGAGGACGGCCAGGAGTTCTTCGAGCGCACGGCTGACGGCACCCCCTGCGTCAACCAGAAGGACGACCCGGTTCTCAAGCGGATGCAGCTGACGATCGACTTCTGCGAGGTCAACGTCACCGGCGCCTCGTGGATGATGTCGGCCCGCGAGCTCGCGGTCACCAACACCGGCTTCGGCTTCGCGGTCGCAGAGGGCATCGCCACCAACCGGTACTCCCTGGAGATCTGGCAGCAGGTCGCCGGTTCCGGCGCCTGTGACGCCTCCGGTCTCCAGCGGTACATCTACCACGCCTTCCCGAACTGCGGTTCCACCAAGGTCAACGGCTACACCATCGAGAACGGCCGCTCGATGCTCCAGCTCGTCTCGGAGACACGCGCGGCCTCGTCCACGGCTACGGTCGGCTGGCTGGACGGCCCCGGCTCGGGTGTCTCCTGGCTCCCGACCGGGACGATCAACCAGGCCGGTGGCGGCACCGGTGTCCTGGACCACTGGCTGTGGAACCTCACCACCAACGCCCCGCCGACCGCTGCCTGCAACCCGGTGACCCTGACGTGATCCCTGACCTCGGCAGGATTGCGCAGAAGTGGGCCTGCCCGAACTGTGACGCCTACGCGGTCACGTTCGGGCAGACCAACCGCTTCCACACCTGCCGGGGCCTGGCCGGGATCACCTCACCCATGGTCCCGGCTGGGTTCCGGGGCGAGGTCACCGCGCACGAGCGCGAGGACTACATCGGCAAAGAGGATGTCCAGCTCGATGGCAACGGACGTCCGGTCATGAACGTCACCACGACCCGGGATGATGGGTCCAACGACGTCGTGGTCTTCGCCCCGACGGCCTACGTACGAACTGAGGTGTGACCGATGGCCTGGACCGCCAGCGCGATCTTCCGTGAGTGGCCCTCCCAGGTCATGCAGGTGTCCGGCACCGGCTACACCGGGCTGGACAGCGACGTCGTCAAGGGCGCCCTCTTCGGCACCACCGCGTCCATGACCCCGGACAAGGATGCTGCGATCACCGTCGCCGGGTACAATGCGGCCGCCTCGCAGTGGGTCGTGGCCAACGAGAAGACCGGCGCCTCCGAGTGGGTGGCGGGCGGCCGGGCCCTGGCCTCCAAGACCTTCACCACCCCGGCGACCGGCGTGTTCATGTTCGACGCGGCCGACCTCACCGGCGTGGCCACGGTCACCATCACCGCTGCGGCCGGGATGCTGATCTACGACGACACGATCTCCGGCGGAACGATCACCAAGCAGGGCGTCTGCTACAACTACTTCGGCGGAGACCAGTCGGTGACCGCCGGTACGTTCTCCGTGGTGTTCAACGCCAACGGGATCTTCCGCTTCACCGTCTGATCTACCCCGGCTGAGGGCGGTGCCGCGCGATGACCATCGCCTACCGGGCCACCGGGTCGATCACCTCCACCGGCGCGGCCAACCCGGCCACCTCCCCGGGCATGCCCGCCGGGCTGGTGGACGGCGACCTGATGGTCTTGGTCGTCCTGACCCGGCTGGCCTCGCCGCCCACCCTCACCACCCCGTCCGGCTGGACCTTCCTGGACAGCAGTCTGGGGGGCAACGGCGCGGAGGGTGCCGACTCGGGCAACGTCCTGGTCACCGTGTGCTGGCGGGTGTTCGTCACCGGGGACGCCGCGCCCGCCCTCAACCTGTCGGCCGTGCCCAGCACGACGCAGGCCGCGATCTTCAGCTTCTCCAAGGCGTCCACGGAGACCTGGGACCTCGCGTCCGCCACGTCCAACACCACCGTCGGCAACCAGTCCACCTACGACCCGGCGCCCGCCGCGACCACCCTCGCGCTGGCGGCGGGTGACTGGCTGTTCGCGGGCGACGGGCTCAACGGCGACATCGGCACGCCCACCGTCCCCGGCACCCTGGCCGTGTCCGGCGTGACCTTCACCGGGCTGACCAGCCGGGCCAACACCCCCAACGGACTGGGCAACGACTCCCGGCTGCTCTCCGCCACGGAGGCGTACAGCTCCGGCACAGCGGCCGGTGGGCCAGACCGCGCGGTCGCTTTCTCGGTGCTCGCCACCACCACCACCGCCGGTGCCTCGGTGTTCGCCCGGCTCCGGGTCACCACCGCCACGGCCATCTCCGCTCTCGCGGACGTCGCCTCCGCCACCGGCACAGCGACCGATGCGGTCACGGACGTCGGCTCGCTACCCGACACCCCGTCAGCTGTTGGGGTAGCCTTCGATGCGGCCGTGGCGTTCTCCGCGAACGCCGATGTAGCTGTCGTGGCTGGTACCGCTTACGACGCCACGGTCTCCCTCGCCGTCCTCCCTGACGCTCCGTCCGCAGCCGGGTCCGCCCCGGACGCCACGGCCACGACCTCCGCCGGGATCACGGCCGCGCCGGGCCTCGCCTCCGCCACCGGGTCCGCGAGCGATGCGAGCACCCCCGCAGTCTTCGACGTGGGGACCGCGTCCGGGGCAGGTACCGCTAGCGACACCTCCGTGGCGCTAGGCGCTCTACCGGATACCCCGGTGACCGCCGGGTCAGCCATGGACGCGGTAGGCGCTCTCGCGGCAACCTCCGGCCTCGCCACGGCGGCCGGTGTCGCGTCCGACCCTATGACCGCCGTGGCTGCCCTGCCGGGCGCTCCGCAGGCTACCGGATCAGCCCCCGACGCCGTGGCCACAACCTCCGCCGGGATCATCGCGTTCGCAGACCTCGCCTCCGCCTCCGGCGCGGTGCTCGACACTATCGTCAGTCTGACGGTTACATCGAGCGAAGCGACCGCAGCCGGACAAGCCCCGGACATGTCCGCCGTCCCGGTGGCCTCCGTGTCCGCTGTCCCGGGTACCGCGTCCGCAGCCGGACAAGCCCCGGACATGTCCGCCGTCCCGGTCGCCTCCGTGTCCGCTGTCCCGGACACCGGGTCCTCCGCCGGGCAGGCGCTGGACGCGTTCGTGTCCCTCATGGTCAGCGCTGGGTTCGCCTCCGCCGCCGGGGACGCCTCCGGGACGAGCCTTCCACCTGTGACGTTCATTCACCTGTCCGGCCGGGAGACCGTGTCCGCCGTGTCCGGACGGGAAGCCGCCGCGCCCGTCCTGTCCGGACGCGAGCCCGGACAACTGTCCGGCCTGCGGCCGGTATCGTCTGCGGTGGGCAGAGAACCCGGACAGTCCGTGTCCGGTCAGGAGGACGGCCAGACATGAGCAGCCCGGACAGCGTGACCATCGGTCCGTACGTGGTCGGCGAGAAGCCCTCCCCTCTGACCTACACCTTCCTCGACTCGGCCGGGGTGGCGATCAACCTCACCGGCTTCACCGCGAAGTTCGCCGTCCGGGAGCAGTTCGGCACGGCCACGACCTTCAACGCCACGGTGAGCACGCCCGCTTCGGGCATCACCTCCTACACCTGGGCCGGTACGGAGTTCCCGACACCCGGGAGCTACCAGGCCGAAATGTGGGTCGGCAACGGGGTCCTGCGGTACGACTCCATCCTGATCAAGTTCACCGTCCGGGCGTCCGTCGGTCCGGTCCCGGCCATCTGAGGGGATCATGACCAACAACTTCGGCCCGTGCGCATCGTGGACCCCGATCTGGTCCTGTGATGTCTCCGCCAAGTCGCCCACCGCCACCGGCTACGCGGCGGCCGCTGCCACGGAGATCGTCTGGGCCCTCACCGGCCGCCAGTACGGCACCTGCACCGTCACCCTCCGGCCGTGCGGCAAGGACTGCTTCGGAGACTCCTGGTGGTCCATGTACGGCCAGCCGTGGGCGCCCGGGTACCTGGGCACCGGCTACTCCTACGCGGGCCTGGGCACCGGCTTCTGGTTCCCCCTCGGCTGCGGCAGCTGCGCCGGTGGCTGCTCCTGCGCGGAGATCTCGGAGGTCGTGCTGCCCGCGCCGGTGAGCTCGATCGTCTCCGTCAAGATGGACGGCACCCCGATGGCCACCGGCTCGTACCGGGTGGACAACAACCGGCTGCTGGTGCGCACCGACGGCCAGCGCTGGCCGCGCTGCAACAACCTCGCCCTGAACGACACCCAGGCGGGCACCTGGTCGGTCACCGCGATCTACGGCCAGGAGGTCCCGGTCTCCGGCCAGCTGGCCGTGGGCGAGATGGCCTGCGAGATCCTGCGCGCGATGGACGGCCAGGACTGCCGACTCCCGGCCGGGGTGCAGCAGCTCGTCCGGCAGGGCGTGACGATCAACTTCCCGGACGCCGGAACCCTGATCAAGGACGGCATCACCGGGCTCTACCTGGTGGACCAGTTCGTGGCAGTGGCCAACCCCCACCGGCTGCAACGCCGGTCCCGCACCTACAGCGTGGACCGCCCTACGCCCCGGAGGGCCGGAACGTGAGCACCCCCACTGAAGTACCCAGCTGGTCCCAGTTCGACGCCCTGAGCACCACCGTGGGCGCCCTCTCGGCCACCGTCTCCGGCCACGGGGACAGCCTCGCCACCCTGGCCGCTGCGATCATCGACGACGCAGCCGTGCTGGACCAGACGATCACCACCCTGACCGGGATGGCTGGCGCGGTCGACGACCTCACCGGACGGGTCGCCGCGCTGGAGCGGGCGGCCGCTCCCTCCGGCTCGCGGCCGTGGGAGATCGTGGTCCAGGGCTACACGGACGCCGACGTGCAGGCAGCGGTCGCACTCGCGCTGTCCGGCCGCATCGGCAACGCGGTCCAGCGCAAGGTGGTCTTCCCGCCGGGCGTCTACAACCTCACCCAGCCCGTGATCGACAGCGCCACCGACAACCACACCATGATCGAGGGCCTGGTCCTGGAGGGCATGGGCTTCCGCTCCACCGTGATCAACTGGAACCCGGCCACCCCTGGCCCGATGATCCGCGCGTACCGGCGGCTGCGGTTCTTCCGCATGGAGGGCTTCACCGTCTCCTCCTCCAACGCGGGCAACGAGTTCGCCTACCTGGTGAGCGACACCTCCGGCGGCTACAACCAAGCGTGGACCTTCCGGCACATGGAATGGCAGGGCAGCTGGCTGCGGGTGGTCGGGCTGGACGGCGGATCCACCGCGAACCTCAACAGCGAAATGCTCTTCGACCGCTGCTCGACCGCGAGCAACAGCGTCTACGCCGATGCGTTCTTCCGGTCCGGCGGGATCAGCGGCACCTTCAACCAGCAGAACCAGTTCCTCAACTACACCATCCGCGACTGCTTCATGACCGTGAAGTCCGGGACCGTCTGGCGGTTCGACAAGGGCGGCTCGATCACCGTGCAAGGCGGTAGCTGGTCGTGCGCCAACAGCACCGACGGGCCGGTCACCTGGTTCTCGATGCCGGTCTCCAACAGCAACAACCGCTCCGCCTGCCAGCTGCACGTGGACCGGGTCCGCTTCG